GAGGCGACGGGCAAACGTGATGCGATTCACGCCGCCGTCTAGCGTCTCGACTGTCCACGGGTCGCTCGCGTTCTTGCGACGCCAAGTGCCGCTCGTTCTACCCATGGTTGTGCGTCACTCCTTCGGCGTGATGTCGTAGAGCGTCGTGATGACCTTCGACAGGTCTTTGCCAGCCTGCTCGATGACCGACTCGTCGGCCTGCGGGAAAATCGCGTGCAGCAGTTCGTGCAGCAGGATGGTCAAGCGATGCCGCCCGCGTAGAGCGTCGTGGATGACGATGCGGGGTCGCTTCGCCTTTCGCGTGTAGGTGATGCCATACGCTTGACCTTTGAGCGGCGCGAAACGAATCAGCCACGTCTCGTCGCCGTTGAGGCGGAAGTGATGGTCGGTCGTGCCCATGCGTCCCACAATGGCAGGGGTGTCAACTCTGGACCGGCCCCCACTTGCCCGCCGGGCACTTCTCGTTGGCCCAGGAGAGCTTTGACACGAACGCCTGCTCGCGGACCACTGGGCATCCGCACAGCCGGCACGCCCGCCCGTCGAAGTGCTCGCACGCCTGGCAGATGGCGAACCTCGCGTCGACCTGCTCCTGAGTCGCGCGGGGCATCCCGGCGGCGACGTGCTTCGCGGCCGAGGTAGCGAAGTTGGCGGCCTTCTGGGCAATGCTCGGTGCCGCCGTCTTTGGGAAAGCCGGGTGCGTTTCGTCCACGGCAAGCACATCGCCATGCGTGACGATGCACGCATCGCAGTCGCCGTTCTGTTTGCCAGCCTCGCGGCAGCGTCGATTGAGCCAGTGTTGAGTGCAGTATTTCATGTCAGCACGCCGGAGGCGGATCGGGAACGAACGCGCCAGCGGTGCCACTGGTGTAGCAGCTGCTGCCGGTGAAGGTTGCGGTGCCGGTCACATCGCCAGCCATGCTGGCCGTGCCAGAGAAGGTCGCATCGCCGTCCACGGTGCCGGTGTTCGTCGCGCTGCCGCTGAATGTGCAGTTGCCCGTGACGGTCCCAGCGTTGGTCGCGTTGCCGCTGAATGTCGCGTCGCCCGTGATGGTGCCGTTGTTGACGGCGTCGCCGCTGAACGTGCAGTTGCCCCAGATGCTGCCGCTGTTTTCGGCCGTGTCCGCGAACGTGCAGTCGCCAGCAACCTTGCCGTCGTTGCTCGCGTCATCGCTGAATGTGCAGTTGCCACGGATGGTGCCGGTGTTCTTCGACCCGCTCTCAAAAACACAGTCGCCAGTGATGCCAGCGGTGGCATCAGGAAAGACAAGCCACTCGGCAGTGCCGTCTTCGCCTTTCGCAAGGTTCTCCGCGCCATTGATAAACGTAGCCGCACCAGTAACGACGATTCGGACTTCGTACTGGCCGCCGTTTGCGCAGGCTTTCGGCCCGCCTCCGCCATCCAGCATCAACTCTTCGATTTTCGCATCGTCGGCCGTGAGCGTCTCGGTGGTCAAGCTGATTGCCAGGACCGCCCCCGGCTCCAGCGTGACGCTGGGAAACGACAGGGAGGCTATGTCGGGGTGATAGTTGGCGAAAGAGCCAGAAACGGTCGGACCCCGCCAGGAGCGAAGTTCTCCCGCGATTGTGATGTCCGTGGAATCGGAAGGCCAAAAGCCGGCGGGAGAATCGCCGTTGGCGTCCTCCCAATTCCAAAGATTGGAACCCTCGTCGTCCACCGCGCCGGTAAACCGAACCGCCACGCCATGGTCTAGATACTCCAATCCCGTAGAGCAGCCAGTGGCTCCGATGTATTGGTTGCACTGCGGGCAGCAGGTGGAACCGCCAGACGGGCGCGTAATTTGTGCGCCGGTTGCAGGGTCGCGCAAACACGCACAACCAGGCGGCGACTGATAGATGCTGCCGCCGGATGTTCCGTCTCCCAGTGCGTCTCCTAGATTGCTCCAGAAGAATTGAGAGAACGAACACATGTCTGTCCATTCTCCAACCAGAAAACTTGTCCCCGGATCGACGCTAGAAGGATTGATGTAGCACTCACACCAAAACTTGAGCCGCTTCCAATTCACGCCATCGCATCCGAGCACTTCCAGGTACAAGTTGTCGCCGCCTGCGACCGGCCAGCCAGCCGGAGCGTAAGGGCATTCGTTCCAGTAGACGAACGGGAAGTGTTCCAGCAGCCATCGCGGTTGCAGCGGTGTTCCTGGGAAATCCGGGTTACACGGGTCGGTGCACAAAAACTCGCCTTCAAAGAGCGGGTTTGGAATCACATCTCCAGCGAACCACACAAGGCCGCCATAGCCGACCAGTCGCCACTCGGTCGGCCGTGGTCCGCATGGCAGCGTGCAATCCTGGCAAGGCAGCGAACACGGGTCGCCGTCGGCCGCCTCACACTGCGCGGCGTCGAGCGGGGTTATCACTGCGCAGCGTTGTGCGCTCGCGTCTGCTGTTGGCTGCTCGGCGTCACCATCGCAGTAGATAGACCATGTGATGCCCGCAGCGGATTCCGGCGGCGTGGTTGTCCATGTCTCGCCGCTGTCCTCGCTGTATTCGACTTCGATTATCTGGCAGTCGGTGTCGCAGTCGTAAGGAGTTTCGCCGTAGGTTCCGTAGACGTATCCACTGCACCGGACAAGCACGCGAATCTCAAGGCCAAGTTCTGTGACAATCAAGCCGGTTCGGCAGTTGGTGCCGACGGTGGTGAAAAAATCGGTGTACCCCGGCACCACCCACTTGATTTGATTGCAGCACATCTTGTTGCAGTAGTGCTGGCAGCAGGCCGGATTGTTGCAGCAGCACCCTTGGCCGGTGCCGACTTTCCCGTCACGCAGGACGGGCTTGCCGTCTTGAAAGGTAATGAGCGTCATGGCGTGCTGGTCGCCGTACCGCAGGTCGAGATGCTGTACCACTCCAGGCACGGCCCGGTCGTGTTGTGCCCGAGCAACTGAATCTCGGTGCTGGAGTATCCCGCAATCGTCGAGAGGTCCACGCCGCCGAGCGTCAGCACGCACGACGTGTTCGTGGGTGCCGCCTGGAGTTCCACCACCACCGGGTCCGTGGTGTATTTCACCTTCCCAAAGATGACGTACCGCGTCTCGTCAGGTGAGGCCGTCGAGAATCCAACAGCCGGCACACAGAGATTCAAGACGCTCGCCGTGTTCGGCGTGCTAGCGACGCCGTAGAACGTGACGGTCTTAAACTCGTTAATCGGCCAATCGCCCGTGAACGTGCCGAGCTTCAAGCCCGCAGGCATCGCATCGTTCACCCGCTCCCACGTCGGCCCGCTCTGCCCACGGTCGCCCTGCTCGACGAGCCGCACGACGCGAGCAATCCGCTCGGCGGCACCGCGAGTGAAGTCAACGCGAGCAGTGGACACGCTTTACACCTCTCACGACGGCGGCGTGCCGAAGTACGTGGACATCGTGATCCGCTTGTAGACGCGGCGCGTGAGAATCGCCGGGAGCGTATCGCCTGCCTGCTTGCCACCGCTGCCGTTCAGGGCAATCGGATTGGCCGACGCCACCTTGTCGCCATCCGGCCCGACAACATCGGCTCGCTTCTTCACGCCGCCTTCAATGAAGTTGAATCCAACGTCAGGCAAGAGCAGGTTCCACCCGGTCTGCCGACACAGTAGCTCGGCGGTGATTTTCCAAAATGAAACCTCGACATCGTTAATCACCTCGACCGCCGACTCGGCAGAGATGCCCTGCACCTTCACACAGTCGGTGCCGAACCCAAGGTATGAACCATCATTCACGCAGTTCGTCACCGCCGCAGCCGTCGCGGACGGGAACGATTGGCGATTCCCCGTGATGGTGATTTTCTGCTGCGCCTCATCGACCGTCACGCCTTCGAAGAAGTCTCCTGCGGAGTTGGTCAGCGGCTTCGTCGTGCTGCCGTCAATCCACGTCAGGGCAGGCACCGCGACGCCTTGCGTCTGGAACTTCCACACGTCGGGTCGTTCCCACGGCAGGAGGTTGGCGTCCTTCCATTCGCTCTGTGGTACTTCGTACTGGGCGACAACCTCGGCCCAGTAGCGGTTGCCTTCATACGCCTCGTTCACCTCGACGTTGTTCAGTCGGGCAAACGCATACTCGGGATGCGGCGAATAGTGAATCGCCCCGACAGCGGCGACGATGACCGCAGCATTCGTGTCCGGGTTGTCGAGCGTCGTGACCCAACGCCGTTCAAACTTCGGCGATTCGCCGATGAGATGCGACCCGGTCCGCGCCAGTTCTCGCCACGTCAGCACAGCCATGGTCAGCCCGTCCCCGCGAGGATGTCAACACGCTCGGCGTTGAGCTTGGCAATCTCTTTGCGGATCTTCTCCAGCTCGGCCCGTTGCTTCTTTGCCTCGGCAATCGCCGGGTCTTCCTGCAGCGTTTCAAAGAACTGCGAAATGCCGCCGCTGCGGAGGTCGTTGATTTGAACCGAGCCCGTGCGGATGTTCGCCAGTTCGTTGGCACGCTCTAGTTCCAGTTCGAACTGGCGGGCGGCAAGTGCTTCCTGCTGCTTGGCGATGTCTTGGTTGATTTTTTCCAAGTCCGATTTGCCAGCCTTGCGGCGTTCCTTGTCGCCTTCGAGAGCACCTTCCGCGATGTCCTTCTCGCGGGCGGCAACTTGGTCGAGAGTGGCAAGCCGCCCCGTGAGGGCGTCAATCGTCGCCTGGTCTCCCGCCTCGCGGGCTGCGTCAAGTTGCTTCTCGACGCGGAGTTGCTCTGCCTGAAGTTTCAGCAGATTGTCGGCGGCCTTGGCTCGGCGTGAGTCACCGCCAAACTCGTTGTCGATTCGCATTTGCTCCAGGCTTGCCGCCACAATCTTGTCTACATCTTCAGCTTGCTTCGCTGCAGCCTCGGCGGCCTTCTCGCGTGCGGAAAGCTCTTCATCAAGCAAGGAGTTGACCTTGGCCTGGAGTTGCTCGATGCGGGCGATTTCGTCGGCCGTCAGCTTGCCGTCTTCCTGGGCGGCAGCGACCGCAGCCTCAAACTGCCGCATCGGCTCGACAATGGCACTGCCCTGGTCTACGAGACCATTGAAGAACGAGTCGAACCGCTCGCGGGTCTGCTCGATTCCGGTTTCAATCTTGAACTCTGGAGCACGCTCTTTTGCCAGCCGGTCTCGCAGCCCCTTGATGAAGTTTGTGGCGTTCTGCTCGCCAGACGCAGACGCAGAGACGGCGTCACCGCTGATGACGTTGGATACCGCCTTGGCTGCACCATTCGCCGCACTTAGTAGTTCGCTGGCGTTTTTCTTCGCTGACCCTGCGGCGGCTTCGCTCATCTTCCGCCCGACTTCCTCCAAGTCGGACGAAATCCACGAGCCGATGAACTCAAGGAACTTGCCGAGAGCCAGCTTCAGCCCGTCGAAAAGTATCTGGTACTGATTGATAACCACGCGGAACGTTTCGCCAACGGCAACAAAGATATTTCCAACAGCCTGAAAGACCGTGGCAACATTGGTGAACGTCGCACCGAACCCTTCAAAGTTGCCGACGAAATAATCGAACACGCCAGCCAGAGCTTCCGAGCCAGCCAACAGCACATCCGTAATCGCGTTGGCGATGCCGGTGCCGCCAGTGCCTTCGGCCCCGCTCCACGACTCGATAAACGTCAGGAACTCATCGACCACGGCGGTCACGGCGGGAGCCAGATTCCCGATGACCTGCCCGACGATGCCCTGAATCGTAGAGTTCACCAAATCGAACGCGTCATTCATCGCCGCGACGTTGTTGATTTGCGTTTCGCTGACGATGATGCCGAGCCTTTCGGCACGCTCACGCAGCTCGTCGATGCTGTCTGCCCCTTCGCGGAACAACGGGGCCAACGCCGCCCCTTGCTTGCCAAAGATTTGCACGGCCGCCGCTGCCTTGTCCGCAGCCGTCGGCAGCTTGGAAATAGCTTCGCCAATAGTGGAGAACTGCTGCTCTGGCGAGAGGGCCCGCAGTTCCGCCACCGACAGGTTGATTTGCCGCAGGCTCTTGTCCAGTTCACCGCCAGGCGTAGCCTTGCCGATGTTCACGGCGAGCTTTTGCACGGCAGCACCGAACTGCTCCGTATCCACGCCGGCCAGTTTTGCCGCCAGTGAGTAGCCTTGCAGGGCTTCGACGCCGATGCCCGTGCGAGCCGAAAAGTCGTTGAGTGTGTCAAGCGACGAATTGACGCTCGTGACCAGCGACGTGAGTTGATTCGTGACGCTAGAGAAGATACCGCCGAGGGCCTGGAAGCCATCGACCAGCAAACGGCCAATTTCGATGGCGGAAAGAATTCGCACGTTCTTCGTCAGGGACTCGATATTCTTGTCGGTCTTCGACGCCTGCTGCCCGACGCGGTCAAGGTCTTGCTGTGCCTTGGCGGCTGCCCGGTTGTATTGCTCCTGGCTCAACCGGCCAGCGTCAAGGTGCCCGCGAAGCTCTTGAATCTGGGCATCGTACCGCTCTTGCGGCGCGAGGTTCGCCTCGATGATTCGTGACGCTGCGGCAAGAGCATCTGCTCGCTGCTTCTCTGCCTTCGCCGCCGCCTCATTCGCACCACTGGCGTCGGCCCTGGCACGGGCCGCCACCTCTTCGGTGATGGCCCCCTGGTCGAGAAGTTCTTGGATGCGTTGCAGCCCGGCAGTCCGCTTCTCATCCTCGGTCGCATACCGCTGGGCGAGACGCAAGCCTTCGTCCAGAACCGCCTGCCGCTGCTTCTCGGCCTCGGCAAGAGCGGCAACCCGCTGCTTCTCGGCCTCCGCTGCCGCTGCGGTCGCGCCGCTGGCATCGGCAACCGCCCTGGCGTACACGTCTTCCTTGATGGCACCGGCGGCAAGCAACTGCTCTAGTTCCGCCAGCGTCCTGGCCCGCTTCTCTTCCTCGGTCGTGTACCGCTCGGTGATGTCGGCACCACGCTGGAACTCTGCCGCCTGCCTCTTCGCAGCTTCCTCGACGGTGCGAAAACTCTCGGCAAACTCAGTCGCCGTGACCGTCCCCGCCTTGCGAGCGGCGATGAGGTCATTGAGTGCTTGCTCGGTAGCCGCCTGGGAGCGAGCCGCCGCCTCGCTCGTGCTCGTGAACTTGTCGAAGATGCCCGAGACGCGGTCGGTCTCTTCGCCCAACTGGCGCAACGCCTTCGACACCGGGTCGAGCTTCAAGCCCGACGCGTCAGCGTTGATTTTGAGCGCGAGCGAAAGGACGTTAGCCATCGGGTAGTTCCAAGTCGCCAAGCCCGAAGGCTTTGCGTAGTTCCATCAACGCGGCGATGTCCTGCGATTCATGCTGCGGCGGCTTGTCCACCGGCACGAAATCGTCGGGCTTCGGTCGTTTGCCTTTCTCCGTGTGCGGTGCCAGGGCCACCGCTGCCAACAATCCCGTCTGCCGCCATGAATCCGGCAGAGCCGAGAACCATCGCGTGTAGGCGATATGTTCCGACAGCTCGGCCGAAGTCATCCGGCGGCACAACTCACCCTGGGTCATCTTGAGTTCGCGAGACAACGCGACGATGAACCGCCGCGTCGGGCTCGCGTTCAGGATTTTCCCAGTTGCTCAACATCCTCCTCGGTCATCCGATTGTGCTTCATCGCCTCGTCGAACAGGCGACCCATCACCGCCCCCGACTTCTTCGCCAGCGCGGCCACCTGCTCACGCGAAAAGAGCAGGTCGCCCTTCTCGTCACACAGGACGCGGGCCAGATACTCGGTGCGGAAGTTCTCCACGCCCGTCTCACGCTTGCCCATCCACAGCCGCTCGTAGTTGTCTCGCTCGCCGACGCTCATCACGCGAATGTGAACGTCACCGCCCCACTCGGGGACCGCCACTTTCTTGAGCCCCATATCGTCAGCCGCGAGGATCTGTTCTGCCGTCAGTGCCATGTCGATTGCTCCTATGGATTGGTCGGTGCGCCGACCGTGTCCATCACCTTAAACGTGTGGGCAAATCTCACGACGCCGTTAGCCGTGGCGTTGATAGTCACGCCGCGATAGATGCAGTCCACGTCGCACAGCGTCGCGGCTGGCGTATTGACGGCAGTTGCCCCGTTTAGGGGCGGGTAGCGGCGAATCGTCGCGGCCGGTGCCTGAATGGTGAGTTGCTTCCGTCGCCCGTACTCGCTCGTCGGCAAACTAGCGATGGACAACGAGAGCAACCGCACTTCACCCAGGTTCGGCGTCCACGTAGTCGAGCGGCCGAGCGGCAGGTCGCGTTGAAGGTTGACCTCCAACTCCTGCACTTCAGACAGCGTCGCGCCGCCCCACGTGAACGTGAACCCCTGGCACGGAATCGGCATCGCGGCCTCCCGTCAGCGGGAGATCGTGAGGACGCCCTGACCACGAATCGCGTCGTTCGTCGCCAGCGTCAGCGTGCTGGACTGCACCGTGTGGTAGCTCACCGTCGTGCCACCAACGAGCGTGGCCCCGGCCACCTGGATGTGGTACGTGCCGGTCGCCCCGTCGAAAATCACCGACTTGCCGATGTAGTCGAACGTGATGGTGCGACCCGACCCGCCGTCCTCTGCCGGAGGGACAAGCGGCGCGTCCATCTGGAGAACCTGCTCGCCAAGGGTCTGCCCGAGGTGGCCGATGTTAATCCTGGCATCGGCGGCCGCGCCTGGGTTGTTGTTGGACAGCACGATGTTCGTCACGACGTAGGTGGCACTGACGCCGTCGAGCGTAATCGTGAGTTTCGTGCCGGAAGACGAAACGCCAGTATCGTGCGGAGTCGAGAACGACATTATTCAGGGCCCCAGAGAACTTGATAGGTTTGCGACACGCTATAGACCGGCGGCAAATCACCGCCGGCCAACTGGACGAACCCATCCGCCTCATTCAAGAGGCTGACGAGCCGAACGCTCACGTAGTTTCCCACGCCGCCGCCCCACCCGTCCAGACACGACCGGACGGCGTCAGCGAGGTCTCTTACTTGCTCATAGCCCTCCGCGAAGAGGTCGATAGCAAGCGTCACCGTGGGCATCCCGACCGGGCCGGATAGCGACTGCTCACGCTGGACGCCTTGCCGCCGCCATGTGGCGAACGGCAACGCCGCCGACGCCGGGGCAATGACCGGGTAGATGCGGCCAGCCAGAATCGACGCCACGGCGGGGTCAGCTATGAGCAGGTCGGCAATCACTTTTTCGGGGGCTTTGAAACTCAATCCACACCTCCCGTCGCGGATCTGGTCAGGGTCGCCAACGCCTGCTCTAGGGACAGCCGCAGTTCCCGCTGGAGGATTTCCGCCACCTGGGCCTTGGTCTGGTCAAACGCCGTCTGGAGCGGCGGCCGACCCGTGGACCCGCCGACCGGCATGGCCGGGATGCTGATGGGCGTGGACGATTTCTTGAAGAACGCCTGCGGCGTGCCCGGCTCGGTCTGCACCCGCTGGCCGCTCTGGCCGCGTGGCATTCGGGGCGTCTTCAACATCCGAAACTCGCCGAGCCGGTTGTAGCTCGATGCGATGTAGCCGCCCTGCCGCTTCACCTCGTGCGTCACGACATCGACGGTCTTGCCCGACTTCATCCGCCGAACGTGGCCGAGTCTCGTGTACGGCTTGTCCGCAGGCTTCATTACCATGCGGCTTTGCGTGCCTTGCTCCAGCCACCACTGGTGAAACGCCCGGTCCTTCCCAGCCCGCACGCTGCCGCCCGCGGCACTGGACGAATCCGCCCGCCCGGCACGGCTATAGCCCACGATGCCGACCGCGACGCCGTCCAATCCGTACTCGACCACCTTGGACGTAACCGCTCGCTTCAGGTTGCCGGTCGGCCCGACAGGCGAGACTTCCCGCAGCCGCATCTCAACGGGCTGAATCGCTTTCTCAATCGCCGCCGCGAGCAGCTTGGTCTTCGCCGGGTTGTCCTGCAGCGTGCGACCGAGGGCGTCCTGCAACTCGCGGAGCCCTTCCATTCGCGCCGACAGGAAGATGCCAACGGTCGCCATTAGTCCACCCGCTCAGTGCAGAGTGCTTCGTGGTGGCTGCGGTTGCCATGTTCGAGGAGCGACGCGATTTCCAGCACGCGACCACGCCACAGAATCCGCATCGTGCTGGTCATGTCCGTGACGTACCGCATCCGCACGCGATGCGATACCTCGGTCTGCTGCTGCCCCTGGAGCAACACCTCACGGCTCGATAGACCGTCAACGCTGGCCCATCGCTCCGCGAACGTCTCCCACGTCTGCACGGTCTCGCCCATGGCGTTCCGTCGCTCGGTCGCCTGCTGAATCGTCACTCGCTCGCGGAGTCGGCCGAAGTCAATCATGTGCCGTACAACACCAGGGTGTAGGAGGCGGTGCCCGAAGTGAACTCCGTCTCGATGCGAATCATGTGACCGCTGGCATCCCAATCCGAAACGCCGCAGTTGCCGAACGACCGAACGACCTCATTGGGCAAAGTCTGGTCAAACACCACGCAATCGCGGCTGCTCTGGAACGCCACGCGGGAGACGTTGGTAAACGACACCACGTTGCCCGCCGCGTCGCGGAACTGCGGCAGCATCGGGTTCGTCTGCACCGTGACGCCAGCCGTGCCGACCGTGCCCGACACCACCGCCACCTTGCCCTCGGTGTATTCGGTGGCGTCCTGTAGGGCGATGCTCTTAAGCGACTTGACGGCCGTCACCGTGTCATCGTCTGCAAACTGCACATCGACGGCGATGCGACCTCGGATGCTCACTGGTAGCTCCCCCACTTCGCGGAATCGAGCAAGGCTTTCACGCCGAACGGAATCTCCGAGAGGTTCACCGCGTCAGCCGCCATCCGCCGCTCGTACCACATGCCCACGAGCCACAGAATCGCGTTCTTGATTCGCTGCTCTACGGCACTGCCGTCAGCACCCTTGCCGCCCCACCACGTCACGCTCACGGCGTTGTAGTCGAGCAGATGGCTCGGCCAGGAGCCGTTGTAGAGCGTGCGGATCACGCCCGGCGTCGCATCGCGGTCCACCCGATACTGGCTCGTCGCCAGAGTCGCCGTTGCCTGCGTCTCAATCGTGTAGGTGATGCTGACCGCTGTCACCGTGCCGCTGCTCGCCATCGGCGGGCGGGGCAGTTCGATTTCGCGTGGAAACGAATCGAGCGTCATCCGGTACTGGGTATGGATGAACGTCTCGTCGCAGTACGCCTCGCACCACTCTCTCGCCGCCGTGATGAGCGACGAGATGTAGGCATCGTCGGTGGACGTATCGACGCGGCAGTGGCTCTTCGCCTCCGCGAGCGTGACCGGCTCAACCGCTGGCTGCGTCAGGGTTTTGAGGCTTCGAAACCGCACGCTTCGTCCTCCTGGGGGTGGCGTCGGCACGCTCGTAGTCGTGTTCGACGCTCGCCGTCTCAATCAGATCCATCTGCTGCTCACGCTCGGCCAAGCCGTCGCGGATGAGCCGCAGGGCAGTCTCGTCCTCACAATCGACCACCGTGCCAAGGCGATAGGTCGAGTAGTTCTTCAACAGTCTTATTTTCATGATTGGGGCACACTCCATGCAGTTTTGGGCTTACCGTTCGCCGTGTAATCCGACACGTACTGAAACACCGGCTTGGCAAGGTCTTTGCCCGGCCAGACCGCGACCCATTCGCCGTGGCCGATTGAGACGCGGGGCGAGACGTAGACGCGGTTTCCAGCCTTGCGGAACTGCTTCCAGAACCAGATGTCGGCGTCGGTTCGCCCGTCGCCGTACTCGCCCTTGTCATTGGGCTGGTCCTGAAACCACGGCTTCGGTGTTCGCTTGAGAGCCTTGGTGGAAATCACCGTGCAGCCGAAGTGGGCACTGTCCACCTCTTGCACGGGCTCGGCAAACCACGACATCGGCAGTTCCGTTGACCCTCCAGGCGGCTGCGTGTCCAGCGTCCCCTTGAGCGTGAACATCGGGCGGCCGTCCTCCCGCTTCACCTGCATGGGGGCCAGGGCGTCGCACTGAAACGCCATCGCCATGGCGACCAGTTCCTCGACCGTCTTGCGGTCCCAGAACGAATCCATGTCGGTGCAGAGCAGGTATTCGGTGGAGTCGGCGAACTGCTCCATGCACCGCTGCAAGACCTGCCCCCAGAGAGCACCTTGCCCGAGCGTCGGGCGGATGCCGAGCGGCATCAGGGCTTGAGCCCATCCGAAGACGTTGCTCAATGGGCCGAATCGCGGCCCGCTCATGATGCACTCGATGCGAACGTCTACATCCGTGCCGCCGACTTTGACAATCATGCCTGACTCCAGAAACGAAGATGGCGGGCATGGCCTTGTGCCACACCCGCCATCCACTGTGTCGAGGCTGTCAAGCAAATCAGCCCGAATACTTGAGCAACGCACCCTTGGCGGAAGCCGACTCGGCACCGACTTCGCCCTTGGAGAGCCGACCCACCAGCACCACTCGAGCGTTGGTGTCGTTCGGGGCGGTCGCCAGCGAGATGTATCGCGGCTTGCCCCGCAGGTCGAAGTCCAGCCGCACGATGGTCGAGGCAGCCGTCTGCGCCGCCGCCGTGTTGGCCGAACTGGTGATGCCCGCGACCGCGCCGTAGGTGGCCGTGTAGTCAGCCAGGGCAGCCACGGTGTCGCCAGCCCGCAGGCTGAACGTGCTGGCAACCGCCGAAGTGCTGACGCACGCCCCGTAGACGCCGTCCACCGACAGGTACTCGTAGCCGAGCGTGTCAATCGTCAGGGCCACGGTGGCAGCCGAGCTACCGCTGGTGACAAGTGAAGCAACGCTCCGAGTGGATTCCGCGAAGTTCAAGGGTCAGTCTCCTAGAGGGTCAAAGGTCAGGCGGCGAACCGGAGGGCAACGACAGGACCAGCCTTGCTCGTGTCGCCAAGGTCGTTGGCGACCATCGCCACGCGAGCGGTGGCGAAGGTGAGCATCTGGTCGAACTCGATGAACCGGCTGGAATCGGTCTTGATGGTCACCTCGCGGCGAACGCCGTAGGTCGCAGCCTGGGCGAGATCCCCGAACAGGCAGGCCACCTGCGAGTTGGTGCCGGTCAGGCGATTCTCAAGCGGCTGCGTGATGACAACCGGGAAGCCGAGGAACGAGAGGTTGGAACCACCCGCCACGTCGGCCTGATTGTTCCCCGAGGCCGCCATCATCAGGCGAAGCATCGAGGCACCGTAGCCAGCGGGCGAGACGTACCACTTGGCATTCCCGCGAGCCCGAGCGTAGACCGGGAGCCGAGCCACCGTGTTGGTGAAGTCGGCCAACTCCAGCCCGCCGAACGTGGTGTTGCCGCTCTTGGCGTTCACCACGCCCGCCGTGTGCGTGCCATCGATGATGGCAACAGCCACGCCGGTCGTGCCGTGGTAGGTCGCCCCGGTGCCGGTGCCGATGAAGCCCGAGTTGTCGAAGGCTTCGCTGAAAGCCTGCGCCACCTCGACCGCCATCAGGTCGGCAAGGTCGACCACCGAATCCTCGAACAGCGACATCGGGATGCGATTGTCGATGCCCCAGAGCTTCGCCGTGAGCTGGATGTTGTCCAGCGTCACATCCGAAGTCGACGGGGCAGCGTTCTCCCCGATGGGCCGAGCGGAAAGGCCGCCGGTCCGACGGGCAATCAGCATCTCGCCGGTCGGCATCGTGACGTTGCGGGCGTTCGCGGGGAACACGCCGAACTCCTCGACGAGCCGAATGACTTCCGCCGACAGCTCGGGGCTGGTCAGCACACCGCCGAGGCTGTTGATGCCGCCCGCCTGGGCGCGAACCTCGACGCCGTGGTCATGGCACCACCGCCGCGCCTCGGCATCGCCGGTCAGCGTGGCCTTGATGGCCATGCCCGCACGGTACGCCCGCTCTTCGCAGCGGAAGCCACGGAGGGGACGAATCGACTTCGGCACGGCGTAAACCTTCGAACGGCTTTCCACGGCGGGAGCCTCCTCGGGGGTCTCGGTCTTCTCGACTCGCTTGGCCGGGGCACCACGCTCCAGCACGGCGCGAAGCTCAAGCTCCTTCGCCTGCACCCGCTGCAGGAACTCAATCCGCTCGCGGAGCTTGTCGGCCTTGGTCTCAAGGCTGCGGAGCGACGCCTCTTGCTCTTCGCTCATGGGCTCGGCCGGAGCCTCACCCTCGGGGGCACCTTCGGTCAGCGTCTCCATCTCGGCGACAACGGAAGCCAGTTCGTCGAGCAGTGCCTTGATCTTGTCCACGAGGTTTCGCTCCTGTGTTCGGGTCGCGGCGACCAATCGCCGTCTACCACGAAACTAAGAAGCGAACCCCCAACCCATGCAGTTATGCCGGGCCGTTAGTAAACAACTTTCTCCGAGCGACTTCGGAGGCGGGCAGCAGTTGCTTGTCGGTGCAGCCGCAACGCGGGCACCGCAGGTAGCGAGTCTGGTACTCGCCAGACCGCTGCGATGACGCCACCGCAAGGCGACCCTCGCGGCACTTCGGACACGAATCACCACTAGCGGCCATGCTTTGCCAGATACTCGCGGAGGGCGGATGCCTTGCTCACGACGGCCAGCCGCTTGGCGTTGTTCGCTTCGCGGGCCACGCGGAACGCATCGAACGACCGCTTCGCTACAGTCACGTCCGCATCGGGATACGCCGGAAACGTCACCGGGCCAACGTCCAGCAGCGTGTCTACGCGGGTAATGGTCCGCACACTGCGGCCGTCCTCCACGCTCCACGCATCGCCGCCGCTCGGGACGGTGAACGAGAACGACGAGCCCTTGACGATGCCCGCCCGAATGTTGCTGGCGATGTCCCGCCCGTAGGTCGTGTCGGGCACCGGGAACTCATACCGCAAGCCAACGTCATCGACCGAGAGTTTCAGCGTGCCGGGATAGTGGGCCAGCGGGAAGTTCGCATCGTGATTCCACAGAGCCCGCGTCTCCAGCGGCTTCTTCCGCCCGCGTCGCTCTTGGACGATGCCGAACGCAGCAGGGTCGATCCGCTCGATGAAGTCGCCCAGGTCGAGGGAGTTGACGCCGAACTTGGCGGCGTAGCCCACGACGTACTCGCGGTCGGTGCCGTCTTCGCTGCGGGTCTCGACCCGCAGGAGCGGCACGGCCGACTCCACTTCGTCAATCGCCAGGGCGCGTCGTTCGATGTTCATTTCTTCTTTCTCCCACGCTTCGGCTTCTCAACCGGCGGCGATTCCGGTTCGGGTTCGCTCCGCACGAACTGCGGCGAATCGTCCACCCACACGTCCACCTCGACGCCAGCCTCTTTCGCGGCTTCGTCCTTCAGCCGCTCGCCCACGAGCAACACCTGCGAAAACGCATCGGCGTACTCGCCCAGCGTGTCGGTGACGGTCTGCCGGTTGTCGGCGGTGTCAGGCCGACGGCTGACCATCACGACCGTGTTGCCGTCCGCAACCGCCTTGCGTGCGAACTCGCCCCACAGGGCAGGGTCGGCGGCGAACGTCC